CAGTGGGGAGGGGCAAGCCAGAAGTGGGGTCAACCAATTGCCAAGGCTGCACCTCTTCTGAAGTATCTGAATAGTCCCAAGGCTTTGTCTCGTATGGAAGTGCCGGATTTGTAGCGGGCTTGAACGTAACAAACGGTGGGAACACTGTGCCCCTACCCGCACCAGCAGCCGAGGGGGACAGCTCGATCTTGCCCGAATTTAGACGGCGTTCTAGTTCGGTGCGCTCGTTAGGGCTAAGTTCGGGTAGATAAGTGGCAATCGATGTTGCTACACCTGCGGGGGTAATTGCAAGCAATTTTGCAATACTTGTCCCCATCCCTTTCAAAGTTGTTTCGAGCTGAGGAAGTTTTGTCGCAAACTCTGGGTCGTTTGCAGCATCCTGCACCAATCTGAGCAATGGTTGGCGAGCGCGTTCCAGCGCCGTGGTATACACCTCTTTAGATATAGGCACTGCTTGGGCAAGTTTTATACCGCCAAGTTCATCGGCAACAATATCTTGAGCAAGTTTGTTGTAGTTTGTACCCCCGTCGATAGCGAAGTCTTTTGGCAAAGTGCCTTCGTCAAACGCATACAAGTCACTAACCCGAATAGGTTTGTACTGGTCATCAAACCCAACAACAATGTCTTTACCATCCTGTTTGTACTGCGCCAACTCTTTGCTGTACTGATCCACCATGGCGTCAGTAGGCGTAGCTGGTCTAAACTCGTTGTTCTTGAATAGTTGTACGAGAGTGTCGGCTTCTTTTACGGTTTGATCACCAATCTTTGTGGTGTAGATATTGGTTTGCTCGTTGATTGTGTCGTTGTACTTCGCCACAAGCGTGCCAAGATCACTAGCTTGTTTATTAACAGATTCAGTTAGTGTGTTAACAGAATTGGCTAAAGACTGTACGGTATTTGCCTGATTTTTGTACGCAAGCTGAACGGTAGTCGCTTGATCGTACGTGGCTTCGTAATTGGCTTTTGCTGTGTTATATGAAGTTGCCAAAGCCTCAATGTTTGGCGTCATGTCATTGACAATTTTTGCGTACTTGTTTGCCGCTGCAGCAAATTCTGCTGATGTCTGATACTGCGCAGCTTCTCCTAATTTAGGGAGTTGATAGGTATAAGTACCACCATTTTCATAGTCATAACCCGAAAAAGTGTCGAACCCAGTTATTTTGTACCATGTACCTGCGGAGTCATCAGTACTACCGACCAACATGTAGCCGTTGTTATACCACCAATTAGGGTCTTTGTACGCGTTTGAAAGCTCAGTGTAGTTGTCATACGCGCTCTTATATGTGTTGTACTGGCTTACATATTGTTGTTGTATGTTTTGCAGCTCAGAATATTGCGCTACTGCTTGGTCTTGCAAAGGTTCTACATAGTTTGTGTAGTAGCTATCGAGCGCCGCGCTTTTTTGGTTGAGCGTATTGGCGTTATTTGTAAGTGTTGTTTGGCTTTGTTTTAGTTTGTCGAGCCCAGAGCTAATGGCCGAAGTCAAACCGGTCACTGCTACAGAGTTCATAACAGCGTCAGATATAGACCTGCCGCCCAAAATAGCGTTTGTCGCTGCGCTCGTTGCGTTTGATATTAGGTTGCTTGGTAGCGTGCCGGGGTTGATCCCTTGGCTGACCAATGCTTGTTGCACCATAGGGGCAACAGATGACGACACAGCCGAGTTCAGAATCTGTGTAAGATTGCCACCACGAAGCGCAGTAGTAGCCGCAGCACCTGATGCGCTTGTAACAACTCGTTGAACCAACGCCTGATCAGCAAACGCAGGGTCAATTTTTTCAACGGTTGGGGCGAATTGAGAACCTACAGCCTGACCAATTTGTGCCCCTGCGTAGGAAGCTGCAGCCGACAAAGCAATTTTTTCAATACTGCCGCCGTTAGCTGCGGAAATTGCCGCGCTTGCAATGATCGGAGCGGTTGTTGCGGAAGCAACCCCAAAACCACTTGGCCCCAGTGCATAGGTCAACGCCACCGTTTGAATGATGGGCATTGGGTTGCTGAGGATGCCATCGACTGTATTGCCAATTTTGTCTAACGTGTCATTGACTGCACCGCCCAATGAATCAACTGCGTTGCCGAGTTCTTGGTCAACACTACACATTTACAGTCCCCCTATAAACAGGCTTACCATTACGCACTTCGCCAGTAGGTTCAACTTCTACGGGGTACCCAAGACGTTTAATTACTTCCAGCATTTGTTCGTTTTCTGTGTCACCGTACACTTTTCTAAACCCGGCAACGTCCATTGCCCGAGCAAACTCTTTAAAGTTACGGATCAAATTTTTGTGGGTGTCTGCATTGAAAATAAATATTTGCGCTTCTTTTGGCTGGACTATTTTGTACCAAAATAAAGTGTTACCGTTACGCATTACACGATATTGGTTTGCTTGGACAGAAGCTAAGACAATTGCGTATATCTTCTTCCAGTCCATGTCCAAGTCTTTGACTTCGTCAGACTTTTCAATAATCTCGTAGGGCTGCATTTCTTTCATACACCACTCACAAAAGTCAAAGTTGCCACAACAGAAGGTATGGCGGGGTGGGCAAAAGGTGACGTTTGGGCGGCATATGCTTCCATATAGACACTCGCATTGTTCACCGCAGCATACAGATCAACGTGCTGCCCAGTAGCGAGCTGGACATAAAAATTGCACGCAGCAATGACGTATCCGTCTACACCGCCATGTCTGGCAATAATATCGAATTTGCTCGCTGTGCCGGGTACATCTACCCCGTCTACGCGCAACCAAACCCATGCAGTGTGTATTTGCGTGTCGGTATTAGCAAACTGTATGCTAAATTGATAGTTGTAGATGCCAGCGTAGTCGACAACAATGCCATCCGTGCCGGTGTTAGTCGTGAAGTTTAAAAAGTCATTTTGGTCAAACGTCACCAATGTAGGGGTGTTGGCCGTAAACGTCAGATCGGTGGTGCGTTGAACTGCAGCGTACGGAAAACTCAAAAAACGAGAGCCGCCCGGCCCTGCCAAGCGTTGTACGTTGTCGACCAGCCGGTTATAAAACAGACGCTGAACGCTGTTTAGTTGGTCAACATACGGACGGTTGTACTCTACCGGAGCCAAAGGCAAGTTTGGCGCGGCTGGAATGTCAAGGCTTTGGTTCGCCATGCTCAGCGTCTTCCATCCGGTCGAATGTCAATCCGAGGTGCGCCAAGTTGCCATGCAGTTCCCAACTGCGTGGACTCGACTTTGAACACCATTTGTCTGCCGCGCACTCGTATATACACCTGCCCCGTAAACTCTTCCACCGGCACAGTGGCAATCCTTTGTACGCTGGCTTGGTCGCTGCCGCCTTCAGATCGAGGGTTGTAGTACCCAGAGCCGCTATTTTGCATTGGAATCAGCGAAATTGTGACTTGCGGAGTGTTGCTGGTTGTAGACCCACGGAACGTCAAGTCTGGCAGCAAGCGCCAAACAAACCCAAAGTTATGCCCGTCGTCAATGTCAAACTCGGCAGAAGCCACATAAGACTCTATCGGCAATGATGCGCTGGTCTCGTTGTTGTCGTTCCCAAGCTCATGATTGACGATGTTGTAGCTGTATGTAGCCGCAACGGGGTAATTGCGCAAGCCAGTGTCGAGCCAAGCAGTGCGCCCCATGGTGCCGTAATACCACACGTCCTCCAAGTAGTTATAGACGACGTACTTATCGACAACAGTGCTGTTGTTTGAGCAGTAGAACCACCAAACTTCGTTGAAGCCTTCGTTTGTGCCTGCAAAAACCTGAGCCGCCTGAGTCAGGTTAATGTCACTAAACACATACTGGCGCAGATCACAACGAAGGGTTTGGACGCGACCATCGTATTTGTAGAACTTGTCCACGCCCATCCAGTAAACAACGTTGCTTGCTTGTGCGATTGCGTTCTGGCCAATGATAGATATGTTGTCTCCAAGCAACTGAGTGCTCCAAACAATTGGAGCACCTACATATTGCAAAGAATAAACTGTGGAATCAGTCAGCACCACAATTTCCTGCCGGGTCTGAATAGCAGAAACAATTCGTGAGCCGTGAGAAAGCCGCACACTCCCAGCCTGATTTGTGGGCTGGGGGTACCACACCAAAATAGATTCTTGATCACACCAACGAATCAGCATGGGGTCTTGGATAGCGCTACCAACATCGTTGCAACCCATGGCAAACACAAACCTGTTGACGTCGGCCACAAAAATCAAGTTCTGCACCTTGGGCACATCTTCAAGAACCGAAATGCTCTGCACTCCAGACTGCGTACCGGAAGTGTTGATATACGCTCCGCCGGGGGTGGTAGACAAATTTGCAGTCAGTCCCTGCACATTCTCAAGATAATACGTAGTACCCGTGAGCAATCCAGTCGGCAAAGCCCCAGTCGTAGCAAGCTGGATGCCTGTCCCAGTCGGCAGTGCTTCAGTCAGTGTAATTACGCAAGGAGACGCAATTGTGAGCGTAACTGTTCCG